TAGGTCAGCGAACATGAGTGTTGCTGAGCCTAGCACCAGCCCGTCACTCGCCCCCGGGAGAAGTGCTGTTGCTGTTAGTTGAAGCTCAAGGGCGCTTGCTATTGACCAGCCTAACGTAGCTGCTGCTGGACGATACATGCCAATAGTTGCTTCTGCAGAGAAGCTGTATGATGGAGCAGCGGCTGTTCCTGCGGCTCCTGTTATGACATCTTCAAGGATAACCGCCCCCGCTTGTCCCTTGAGATATTTGGTGTTGTTGACGACGTTCTGGTTCCAGATTGTCGCAGTGATTAAATCGCCAGTTACCTGACTGCTGGGAGTGCTCCATGCCATTAGATCGCCTCGGGGCTATAATAGCCTGGGATTAAAAGTGGAGGCTTACATAGTTGAAATGCCCCATGTGCGTGCAGTCGGTTTTGCCAGGAAGGAAATATTGCAGTAAGGCATGCTCTAGTTCCGACCCAAACCGATTCTCTAATGAAGGCAGGGAGCGCATACGCCTGGCAAAACTTGGTGAGAACAATCCTGCAAAACGAGATGAAGTACGCGCCAAGATTGTAGCAGCATTGGAAGGGAAAGCTCGTCGTGGTCAAGCCCACCCGCTTTACAAGGGCTTCTCTACAGATAAGAAAGGCCGCGTAACCATTCTGCTTCCTACGGAGAAGGCGCTGCGACATCCGACTGCCAGCAAGAAGGGCTACATACTGCGCTCGCACTTGGTGTGGGACATCGTCCACCCGGATGATTTGGTTCGTAAGGGTGAGATTATTCACCATGAGGACAGAGACCCTTCGAATGACCGCCCGGCAAATTTTCGAAAACTCACAACCAATAGCGAACACGCGACGATTCATCAGGAAGATAGAATCTGGAGAGTGCGTCCTGCCTGTGAAGTGTGCGGAGCACCCTGTGGGCTTCGTCGTCGATTCTGTTCCATCCGTTGCGTAGGCATTTCCCAACAAGGTGAGGGGAATCCTCATTTTGGAGGCACACATACGCAGGAAGCACGAGAAAGTATCCGTCAGGCACGAACAGGCACGGAAGCTAGTCCGGAGACAAGACAGAAGATGGCCGAATCCCAAAGAAAGCGCTGGATGGACCGTAGAAAGTAATGCCACCTAGCGCACCCGCCCTGGTTCAATGCCGAGCATATGATTCTGCTCGATGAGATCTGCGAGAGTTTCGCCAGGTTCGAAGTTATGGATGTTGGCCTTCGGCCTACGAAGCAAGGCGCGTTCTATGCCGACGCGATTTTCGGGCAGTATGATCGTACGCCATTGGAATCCTACTGCTCGGTTGAAGCAGGCACAGCACATGAAGACTGGTGTCTTCCAGTCTATCATCTCAGCGCCAGAGCAATCTTCATCGCAATCTGCGATCCAACGACCCTTCCAACCAAATCGTCCGCCGAGATAGGCCGCATTTACACGCGCCACAACGCTAGGGCCAATAGGAGCACCGATATCTCCGAGTTGTACAGAGAGTTCCATTTGGCCCTGCTGCTGGGCAGCAAGCAGTTGCCCAGCAGCAAATGCAGGCTGAAGAACCACGCTCTTGCCGGCCGAAAACCGAGACCGGAATTCTAGGATGTAGCCTGGCATTTGGCTTCCTAAAAATACGATGACGCGAGAATTATAAGCCTCATTGTTCAATATCCTAACTTTGTGCTCACACCGAGCGTCGAGGTGCCAAGGATCCAGAACCCTGACCCTAACGCAGCCGAAGAGACTTCGTACTCAACATCATGGTGTCGCGCGACATTAACATGGTGTCTCATACTCTCTACGAAAAAGTCCTCGTTGATCCCCAAGTCTGCCACCCCATTCGCAACCACAGTAACACGGTCAGATATGTCCCTGAGAATCACTTCCGCGAATCGCGTAGCGTCTCGGTTCGCCTGGAACCCGACTTGGAGAAGTGGTAGCGGCCCCTTGTATACAGAGAGAACTGCCCTGGCATAATCCAAGGCATTTTGGACGCTGCCTTGTAGCGGAGCGGGGAACGTATATGTGCGAATGCCGTAAGCAGTTTGGCTCGTAGCGTCTTCAGCCACCATGAATGTCTCATCGTTTGCCTGAATCGGGGTGCCCCGAGCTTTTAATAACGTAAGGAACCCATTAGTAGCTGTCGTATTTGTGAGAGTGATCTCCATAATCGTAGCTTTTTTAACAACAGAGATCGTGATGCTCGCTGTAAGATCTGTCCCAAGTCCATTTGCCAGGGAATTCACGGCGAAATCGGTCGACGCAACCGGCGTAGTCCACGCGTCTACGGCCACTTGATCGGCGGCGGCGTCGAATGTTGGAAAGTTCGCAAAGAAGATGCGCGTCTCACCTGCATCAAGCGTCGGTGAATCCACACCAGAAGCTGCCAAACGCCAACACTCTTGGATGGCTTGGACGCTGAATATTCGCACAGGAACTTCGATGCGGTTGTAGATTTCTTTCCAAGCATCTAGCTGGCTGATAGACCTGTAGCGCAGTGCAGCAGCAGGAGCGTCGCTCCAGATCGCCTGGCTGGTGGTGTGTGGTGAGATGAGCCGATGGTGCCGATCTTCAAATATGATTTTGCCGTCAGGACTTTCACCGAGATACCCCTGCTCGGTTTCTTCGATGTCGCGGCAGGCATCAAAAGCATTGTGCTCATCCTCCCACCATCGGATCAGTGTGGTTTGTCCGGCGTCCAGGCTGCGCAAGGAAGCCGACCAACCTGCATCGTCTAAGACAACCCCAATTGCTGCGCCGCTGAGTTGGTTGACATTGCCTGTTGTATGGACATTTTTCTGAGAAATTCTGCCAAGTGGTCCGAATGCCCGGAGTTGCGCCAAGTGCGCGCCAGAGATTTTTGGTGCAGGGGTGATACGTTCGACATACCCATCAAATAACGCCTGCCCAGGACCTGCTGCCTGTGTCACAGTGGCATTATCGGTTAGGTGGTTCGTACTGGCAGAATCAGACCTTGTACCGCTGACCTCTACCATGTTCCAGTAGGCTACCAGCCCTGTTGTAAGACTCGCTCCTAAGGTATTCTGCACCCTCTCATACAGTAGACCCTTGCCTAAGTTGTAGAGCAACGTGAGCTCCGTAGCGCTCAGGTTTGTTGCTGTTCTTTTCCACATCCCCGTTGGGCCCATACGACCATTCAGGTAATTCGTACCGGCGGTGTTGGGAATGACGCGCCCCACAACGAAGTCGGCAGTGCCATTTCTAATCCCGCCAGTCGTTGCCGCTGTATCGGCTACACCGTCGTTGATGGCTATTCCGATAACGTTACCAGTAGGATCGTGATAAACATGAATACTGTACCACGTGTCAGCTACTGGAGTGCCAAAAGTGCTTGCAGTAACAGTTGTAACAGCTGAATTTGCTACGTCACGAACAGCAAACTTGAAACGAACCGTACCGGCAGTGTCGTCTAGATAAAGAGAGTATTCAAGATCAGCATTGGCCCACTTACCTAATATGCCTCTTGGGTTATTGAGTACAGGCATGGTCGTGATTCTTACCCACGTAAACCAATCAGCGAATACATCCCCTACAGAAAGAGCGGCGTTATCGACAATGTTGAGATACTCATTACTAGCACTTGCGAAAGACGCTGCTTCAAGTGGCCCAATATGAAAACGACACCGCCGACCTGGCAAGATGTTCGTGTTCGTTATCGGGCTCGCGGTGTTAAATGAGTTGAAACGCCCATCGGTATTCCGGAGCTCGCCGATAAACGACGCTGTTACCGCTCGCCCTGTGAGCATACTGGCGTAGTTCTTTCCTCGTGACCAACTCGCGTCATACAGGAAGGAAGTGATGTCCTCAACGCCACCTTCAAAAAGCCCGTCATTGTCCCAGTCGACTTCCAGTGAGTACTCCGCAAAGACTGGCAGTTAGACACCGCCCATAGCACTAACGCCGACTGACTGTGCAGACGAACCGCGAGCACCGGTTGGAGAAATGGCAAACCGTAGACCTCCACGCCGATACGCAGTGACGACTGCGGCAGCAACAGCATCCTCGAAATCGGCAAGATTGTAGAATGTCGCACCACGGAAGTCGAAGGTTGCGCCACCACTACTCATGCTCCCTAAGCTGTCAAGGTTCATTCCTCCGAGATTCATACCTCCGAGGTGCATTCCCGCATTGTAGTCGCCTGTAATCGCGTCTAAGGTGTTCTTGAGTGCGATCATTTCATCCAGGTCAGGGCTACCATAAGCGATGTGGATATTGGCCTGATAAGAACCAGCAATGTCATTGAGCATGTCTAGCAAACGCTGTACTGCCCCGAGATCGCCAAGATCACCGTTCATCCACTCCTCAATATTTACTCCGTACTGGCCAGCAATGTCATTGAGGATATCTCTCAATGTGCCGGTCGCACCCAGATCCCAAAGGTCACCGTTAATTTGCTCATCAATGTTAACGGGGTAGTTGCCTCGGATGCTGTTGAGAATACCTCGCAAGGAATTGTTGGCGTCAAGATTGCTTAGATCACCTGTCAACTCTTCAGGGATATTGACTCCGTACGTTCCGGGCAGCGATGCGAGGATATCCCTCAATGTTCCTGTTTCCGCCAGGCTATTAAGATCGCCGTACAGATCCTCCGGGATCGAAACGCCATATGTACCGGCAATGTCGTCCAGGATGATGCGAAGGCGTTCTGAATCGACCATTGAATCGAGATCACCACTGATATTTGAGATGAACTCCATCCGCCGCTCGCGGCTAAGCGCTGTGAGTGCGCTTTCTACTGGTGCCGCATAAAGCTGATTGAACGATGTCCAGTCCCTCGCATATTGGGCGGCAATGGCAAGCTCATGCGCAGCTTTCTTCGCCAATTCAGCAGCTTCAATAGCACCCAGACGGTTGTTGGCTTCGGCGATTCCCCGATCACGCTCAGCAATGATTCTGTTAATTTGGCGGTTGAATGCTTCGTCTGCGAGCGCATCTTCGAAGGTTCTGCGAGAGCGAGCAGTACTCTTCTGGAAGTCGAGTAGTGAACGGTGGAGTCCCTTTTCAAATTCAGCATCATCGCGTTGCTCGTTGCGACGCTTGGCCATTTCTTCCTGTTCAAGCTGGTAGTTGAACATGATCTCTTTGCGTTGCTTTTCGATCTCACGGAAGTCGACTTGACCTTCACCTGCCCGCTTGTTCAGACGCTGCAATTCCGTCGCGTACCGGAATCGCATATCTCGCTGTTCTTTTTCCTTTTGACGAGTATCACGGAGTTGGTCTTGGTGCTTGGCGAACGCGGCATCTGCAGCTTGGGTCTGCTCGTCGAAGCTCTCGCGGCGTTCTCTTGTGGCGCGATCCAAGTCACGGTTGGCTCGCATATCGTCAATCTGCCGACTGGAGCTTTCGTACAGGCGAGAGATGGCCTCAGCGGTTTCGGCGGTCGCCTGGTTAATCGCCTCCGCTGCCTGGTTGCCAATTGCAAATAGCTGGGACTCAAGATTGATCGACGTCAACACCGCACCCAGATGCTCGACAGCATCGGACGAACCTGTTGCGATCGCTTCCTCGAGTGCGGAGGTAAACTCTGTCCCGAAACGATACGCATCCGCTGGGTTAAATGCCTTGCGGATTGTCTCGTTGATCGAAGATGCCCCACTGGCCAGTTTCTCTAGCAGGTCTGGCGAGACACCCTTCCCTGCGCCCTTCTCGATACCATCAATGAGCACACCGAGAATAGATCCACCACCGGCCATGGCCATGCGATTCTGTACTTCTCTCATGGCCGCGTTGTAGGCTCCGAGTGTGAAACTGACGAGCGCCTCCACGCTCTTGCCGCCGGCACCGCCGGCACCGCCAGCACCGCCACCTCTGCCAATATTGCCTGTTATATTGGCGGCAGGGTCGCGAATCGCACCCGCACCCTTTTTGATGATGCCCAGAGTTTCAGCCTGTTCTTTGCCAAGGAACTTCACAGCCTCCGCCGCATCCATCAGTCCGAGTGAGTATTTCTCAAGATCAGCTTCGGTATTTAGGATCGATTTGTCTAGCATGCTGTCTTGTGTCACGGTACCGCGGAGTTGCATTGCCAGAGTATCTACAACCTTCTGTTGCTCTTTGGCAAGCATCTTCTCTGCATCCACAACAGCAGACACCTCGCGTGCTGCCACTGCGGCAATATTGCCAGGGGTGTCTCCAAGAACATATCTCGGCATGATGATCTCGGCATTGATAGCCATTGGGACATCAATCACCAAGCCGCGAACCGAAGCGAGAACCGCACCCTTGAGAATCTCGCCCCAGTTTATGCCATTGACGTATGTTTCAAAACCCTCATGCACAGCAGTCCCAATTGCCACACCAGCCTTGTTGATGTCAGAGTTAGAATCACGGATCGTCCTTTCGACCGTGGCAATTCCTTCATGCATGAGACGACCAAGCGCCTCTGGGATACTCTTTGAACCATCAACGATGATGGCTGCGTTGTTAAGGCCGGTCTCCAGGGCGGTCGCGATACCCTTTACTTTCTCGTTTGTCTCTTCTGCATTGAGCGCTGCGTTGATTCCTGCCAGATTCTTCTTGAGCATCTCGAAAATTGGCAGAGTCGCGGTGCTGCTGAGAATCTTAATCGTGTCGCTGAAGGTGGAGGACAGTCCCTGCCAGGTGGACTCCTGTTTCTTCATCGCGCCTTCGTTCTTGCTGAATTGTTCAGTAAGAATTTCCCAGGCACGAGCCGCTGAACCACCATGCTCGCTGAGACTCCGAAGTTCTTGTGCCGCTTCAGATTCGATCACAGCCAGTTCTGTGAGGCGCATGATGACTTCGCCGATCGGTGCATTGGCCTTCAGGCTAGAGAAGGCGCGGCCAACCCAAAACGAGAGCTCACCAAATTCCGCACCGGACGCAGCAGACGTATCCCCGATGCGCTTGATCCAGTCCATGTTGTTCAGGGCTGCTTTACCGAACGCCTCGAGTTTTCTACTGGCTTCGACGATCGGCATCGTTTCGAACGGGGTCGTCTTCGCGAACTCAAACAGATCCTTGATATGCTTCTTCGCGAAGTCGGCGTCCTTGGTGAGTGTCTCAAATTGGAGCGTCGATGTCTCCAGACGGGCGTTCATCCCGATGGTGGAGTCACCGACATTCTGAATCACATTACCAAGGACGCCGAGTAGCTGCACACCAACAGCAACCGAAAGCCCCGCCTTCGCTATTGAGGCGGCTGTCGCTGTGAAATTCTGTGCTGCTCGGTTGGCACTGGCCCCGACTACATTAAGGCCGCCACTGGCGACGCGCGCGACTTTGTCAACATGGTCCAACTCTTTGTTGAGATTCTTGACATGTTGAGTCGCGTTATCTCGCGCCTCTAGGAGAAGGCGTATCTCGGCAGCGTTCGGCAATCCACACTACCTACGCCTGGCATTCGCCGCAGTTATCGCCCTTTGCCGCACATTCATGAGCTCGATCACAGCTTCTATGTGATCGGGGGTGGCAGCGCGATACCCAAGATCGCGTGGTCCCCAGTGCATAAACTCCATGATGACAACCTCATTGGTTAGCCGTTGCTGGTACTCATCGCTTTTTTTAGTCTCTCGCGGTCCTCGATATGCTCATCGATGGCTGCGAGGATCACATCTGCGACCTCTGGGCGCATGTGATCGATTGAGAAACGGTTCAACTTAACGGGCTTGTCATTGCGGTCTCGAAGAGACCATTCGACCAGCCACATTTCGAGCTTTGCCTGATCGAAGCGTGCGTAGTCGATGCCGATCTCAGTGGATTCATCATCGGCATTGCGCTTCATGGATTTCAGCCCGGCCGAACGCAATGCTTGGGACTCTGCGTATGTAAGCTCCTTCTTGATCTCGATCCACTGTGGCGCAGCATTCGGGTCGACCGTCGACAGGTCGATGGCCATCCGCACCTTATCTGGTTCTACGAACCAGCCAGAATTAGGCTCGATCACCTCCTGTAGTGTTGCGACTTGTCTGGGCTCGTCTTCCACTTTTGTCTCCCTCTTTTTACTCGCCATCGACAGCTTCGATCGACCCCACTCCCACTAATGCGAGGGGGGTGTATTGTACGATCCGTGCGCGTCCGACCCATTTGCCCTTACTGGCATCAGACAAACACAGCTCCAGATCAAATTCAGGGCCATGATGCTCGGCTATGAATATATCTACCTCGGCATCGGTCGTATTTTGTACACGCACAGTCCAGTCATCACGTGAGCGTGAGCTCAGCTCCCAATTCCGGAACTTCGCCACTGTGAGATGTTTGTGTTTCAGGCTGCCGGCTGTCCCGGCAGCCTGAAACAACACGATTCCTTCCATCAGCGCGACCATTTGGCGGCCGCGTGAAGTTCCTCATCATGCAGCCGTACGATCGTGAGCCCCTGGCCGGTAAGCCAAGAGTCTCGGTTCGTATGGTCACGCCCTTCATTTTCCCGGAAGAGACGTTTCCTAATCTCAGAATCGTGCCAGCCGCCTGGAGCCTGGACCTCCAAGCCACACCTCCTAAATAATGCTTAGCCTGACTAATAGTTAGTCAGGCGTCATTTATTGCCAGCTGGCCGTCGCCTTCAAATGAGACGGTGGCGGTTGCCCGCCCGATCGGCACCCCGACGCCCAATTTTGGGTACACATTGCCGTAGTAGTACTGGGTGGTGACAGACCGGTCCGGGTACAGGTACATCTTCCGAGAAGTGCTCGCTACGAAGGCTTGCCACAGCGCATTCCCACCCTGGGCCGTGTCGTAGTTCGCGGTGATCGACCCTGAGAACCGCATCAGGCCCTTGAGCTTGGTTTCCCAAGTGTCACCGAAGGCTGGATCCGGCTCCAGATCAGAATCGCCATCGATCGAGAATTCCGCCGCCTCGGTGATGACCACTGCGTTAGCCCCAGAACCTTGAAGGTATACGACCGCATTCCGACCATGAAGCGTCGCCACGACGTCTACTTACCCCCCTTTGATTGCAATTAGCAGGTCAGAACACGTTAAAGTGCGAATTTCCTGACCGCTTATGTGACAGATACGCGCGACGCCTTTTCCTGCTAAGTAGGTATCGCGAGCTATGTCCTTAGCCAAATCTTGGTGCCAGTATTCACCGTCGACCTCAATCGCAAGTGCATATTCTGGAATCCAAGCATCCACCACTTTGCGCCCTATTGGTTGCTGAGCGGTGTATTCAGTCCCTGCTTCATCTAGCAAGGCATACAGCTTCTTCTCAAGATCGGTGAATTGTCCTGGCTTACGCCTTTCGGCGTATCTTGCGAGCGTTACACCGGCTGTCTCTCCCATGCGTTCTTTGCGCGCCGCCCCTTCTTCGGGGTCATTCCACCAAGCTGATTTGCGTTCCGCTAATCGTCTTACGTTCTCCGGATCGGAGTAGTACTCCCGGAACAACTTCCCAGAACGTTCTGATTGGGCTTCCGCAGAAGGGGCCACTGAACGTAATTGTGCCGCCACCCGGCTTCTATACTCAGGGTCTTCCGCATACCGCTTCCGCATGGTTGCCGATTGCTTCGGTCGCGGTTCGCTCTGATCAGAAGCGCGGATGGAATCCCGTACTGCTTCACTGCGCAAATGGCTGGTTATGAGCTCACGGTACTCAGGATCCTCCTGGTACTTCTTTTTCATGGCTTCTGAGTGCTGCGGATTCGGCTTGCCTTTCCTGGGAGAGACCCAACCCGCAGCCACTTTGGATTGCCAGGTGCGCTTGGCACTTTCCCTGATTTTCTGACGATGTTCTTCCGACATAGACATAGCGAGTACTCCTTCTGGGATTTCGCTACACTCTACGTCAAAAACGCTTTGCATCTTACTTGACTGCCACCAGCCCACGACCGTTAGTACGAACCGCCGGATTCAGTGTCTGCACGAGAACCTGGGCTCGTGCAGCAAATGTTTCCCCCTGTACCCGCTCCCGCCCGTATTCCACGAGTCGGAGTCGCTCATCCTCATGTGCCAGATAATACCTGATCTTATTCTCAAGATCATTTGGTCCATCAAAAACGAACCTGTCAGTCTCTGGACCAAGAATGCTCACAAGCTCATCGCGCCAATCAGTCAGTAGCAATCCTCCACCAGTCGCTAGCACTTCATAAACTCGTGGGTTACAGCTGAACGCATCAGGATGCTTCCGGTGGTCGTTCACACAGATCTTGGCATTGCGATATAGCTCAACTGTTTCTTCGTTGGTGGTTGGCTCATCAACGTACTGACCCAAATGCTTCTGGGCCTCCACATTGGGAGACATACCAACCGCGTCCCGCAGGTTGGTATTTTCCTGGTCGATCGCCAACTGTGGCCAAAACCCGTACATTCCGAGATCTATACCTGTCCAATCCATCGCATGGAATAGGCGCACCCGTTCGTCCCAGCCGGTGCCGACAATCACGACATCGTGATGGGGGGCATCACTTGGTCCTGGGCAATGAACCTGTGGGTTATACGCCGCCGGTAGGTGTACCCAGCCGTACTTCTCAGCGGAGAATCGGTCGTTCGTGAACACTGCGTCACAGAACTGCGCAAAATACGCCAGGTCGCCATCGTCGTAAGGACATTCTGTGAACACGACAGCGATCTTCTTATGTGCCTTTTGCAACAACACCAAGGCGTTTGGATGGAACGCCATCGCCGAAATGATGACCACCCAATCGCAGTCTGTCTCGAGAGCGTCTCCCACTATCATCTTGCAGGCTTGGTAACTCACAATCGCGAGGCTCTCCTTAGATTGCTCCAAGTCGAGAGCTTTGTACATCAACTTGAGGCGATTGTACAGGAGCCACTCTTCGAGCTCAATACCGGGTATCTGCATGAGCGCATCACGGTACCCCTGCCCCACATCAAACGTACTGTACTCGCTTGAAGGCCAAGCATAGAGGACTTTCATTTTGATGTCCAAGGGTTGAGGTCGTCTTCGGTTAGCCGTACAACATCAGCCACAAACCCACGGGATATGAGGTAACGATCGCGATTATTATCTCTAGCGATCTGTGCGTCGGTTCTCCTGTGCCAATAAAAACCGTCCGCTTCGTAGGCGGTGGAGGTATTAGGCGCGTAGGCATCTACATGATATCCACCAACCGGATATTCAGCTTCGAATTCGATCTCCGATTCGCGTAACATCTTGTAAAGTGCAATGTTCAGGCGGGATATGTGCTTGTTCTTATCGTAGATGCGCTGGAGGTGCGCGAGATTCTCTGGTGATCTACCGCGCTTACGCACCGCCTCCTTGGCATTTTCCGAACAAGGAATGCCAATATGTCCAAGCCGGTTTTTCTCAACATACTCCGGCGGTTGTTTTCTACCGCGCAGGGCATCGCCAATTGCGACACGCTGTGCTGCTGCCATCGGTTTTCCCCGCAATGCTGCATGAGCTTTAACGAGATTCGCCCTGGAAGCCTCGGGATTCGGATGTTTGTAGCCAGCCGCATTCTTTCTTTCCCAGGCCACACGAATCTTGGCATGACTTGCCGCCATATCATTGGCTTTGGGCATCACGTAGCCTTCAGCCAGCTTCTTGGCATAGGTCGCCTTCGTAGAGGCGCTAATCTTGGCCTTGATCTCTGAGTTCATCTATCCTTCGGTGGCAGGAATGTCGCTACCAGGAGCAGTAGCAGAATCATCAGGATGTACACCTCCTGTGCGTCGTCTGGCCACATCTGGGCCATCCTCCACAAGAGGGGCAACGTCGACATCGCCAACGGAGGATGCCAGACAGTCAAGGCATACAGGCCCATGGTGCTCCCACAAGGCCCTGTTGCATCTCTTGCAAGTGCTGGCGACGTAGTCCTCTGGTTTGACTGTTGGCATCATTTACTCCAACGCGATCTACGAGTTTCTGGTGGGCCATTGCCGGCACAAACCGGGCAAACACAAGGCCCTTCATCGCCTTTCTCAAGGACAACCGTGACTTCCTCACGAGTTTGCGCCCAAGACCGCACCTGAAATCGTTGCTCAAATGGGTTCTGTAACACAAAGAAATGCGGTGTGAAATACAAGAACTTCTCCGGTACCCATTGGCTCTTGTGTGTCGGGTCTTGCGCAGCAGCGTGGCTGAATGCATAGGGTGTCACGATGTAAGCTGTGCCGCCGGGCTTGAGCACCCGGTACATCTCTCCCATGAGAATGATGACATCATCGTCAACTAGGTGTTCGATGAAATGCGATGAGTAGATCGCATCGACAGTTTCGTCACGAAACGGGATGATCGGCAACCGGCAGAGTACATCTGGATTCGTGCGCGGGTTACAGTCGATAGCCAAATGGCCTTCTGGTCGCCTGGTCAGCCCTGCCCCCAGGTTCAGGCGCACCGGGACTGTGGTCAGGTCAATCTGTTCCGTTGTTCCCAGATCCAGAATCGCGCTCACTCTAAAAATCTCCAACAAAAAGGCACCGGCCCCCGCGCCCATTTGCGCAGAAGGCCAGTGCTTTTGGCACTGTTTTCAGTTTTCTGGGTCTATTCTACTCTAAATCATTACGAACCGAATGCCACGGCCCGCACTATCTCGACCGGCAGCTCTATCTCGCAATGGTGAGCCAGGACTGAGCCCCACTGTCGGGGTTCAATCAGGCGGCAGAAACTCGGCCCGATCGAGTAATCGCGCACATTCGCCAGAGAGAAATCCTTGTGATCGTCCAGGGTGTTCATGACCGCCTCGATGAGCTCCTCGAATTTCTTGTCGGTGTCATCAGTGTCCTTGAAACCGAGTACACCATGCACGACCCAGAGATAGTTTCGTGTGATAGAGTCGTACGATGTGTACTCATTCGGCCCAATTCTGCCAAGCTCTGGCCACCAAGCTCGGATCTGTTCGACCCCACCGACAGTCGCCTTGAATAGTCCTAAGTTTGCCGAGACATCAGATGCGTAGCGAAGCCTGTCAAGAACGGTGCCGATATTCGGGACAGCTGTGACCTGGGTCACTATGCTGTTCCTCATATCGTCGAAATCGCTCATGAACCTACGATTTCGGTGCTGCCATCCCAGGTGAACTCGCTTACTGGCAGATGCAACTGACAGAAGCAGCAGTAGGTAGCACTGTAGAACTTTGGGTCGCGCGCATACGTCTCAGAGAGAGCCTGTCCCATCCGTGTCACTGTGCCACACTTGCTGTGACGATAGGCATTGCGGACCTGACGAACAAAGCCCTTGGCTCGTTCTTCCTCAGAGAGGACCAAATACACATCGTTTTGCGGCCCTGGTGTAGTATCCGTGCCGTGACCCAGGCGCGGGTCGTTTGAGTCTGTGACGAGTGTCAAAGCCCTACTGCCACCCCACGCAAACCGTGAGCCACAGGTTTGCAGCCAACTATGCGCCGCCTTCTAGGAGTTTCAATCTACTTGTTAAGCCCCGGAACTGCATATGCGGTAGGGAAACGCATAGGCTTAATAGCGAACTTCTGTGCCTGTGTCTTTGCTTTCCATGCCGCATCTTTGGCGCGGCGTATTTTACCGGAAGCTGCTCTTCCATTCCCGGTTCGGCGCGGTCCAGAACCTGGTCCACCTTCGATCAGGGATAGAATCTGGGCTGCTTGCTTGGGTGTGAATTCAATCATACCGATCCACTCAGCCACCGTCGGAAAATTTCTACAACCATCGTCGTTCCTCGTGCAGCAGCGTTACGGAACATGAATCTGCCAGGAATACCGCGACGCCCGATCGCTCTCGCGATCGGCCAGGCTGCACGCATCGACTCTGCGACACTCAGCCCGCGCTTCTGCTGTATCCAACTGGCGATCACACTAACTGGTGGCATGCGCTGACCAGGTCTGCGGCCAAATTCTACTACCGTACCGTAGAACAATGGTGTCGCCACCATTCCGCGCAAGCCTTCAGGCTCCATGCCCCGGATCTCAGTGAAGATCGAACCGCGCAGTTTACCAGTATTGACCGGCGTCTCCGCCTGCACGAGTCCCTGGAGATATGCCAGACTTTCTTCCATAGCAGAACGGATACGCCCCTGCCAAAGAATTGGGCTCAGAACACGCCTTGCGTTCTGCATAGCCGCCGAGTCAAGCTGGATGGTTACTGGCACGAGCAACATTCGAGCAACTCTTACAGAGGGATTT